CAATCGTTTATATAACTCTATCGGCGAGGAGGAGGTTTCACTTACTCCAAAGCCGACAGTTTACATTAATTGCTGATGAGTCTATTGAGTTTTCATGCCTCAAAGCTATACCGGCAGCAGAAGGTAGCTGGCTATACAGATGATGATGGAAATTATCACCAGGGCAAGACCGAGTGGAAGTTCTGCTGCACTTGTGATGTAGTTCCTGCTGGCGAGGCCAACAAGTTAGTTACATCTGACGGTTCTATTGATTACTACTCCTACGAAGTGCATAACTTGCCCGTAGGAATTGAAAAGTTCTCTTATGGGGATTTTATCAAGCTAGAAATTTTAGGGGCTGAGGAGGTAATTATCAAGGTCAAGGGATTTCATCGTTATCAACTCCAGTGTAAGATATGGGCATAAGAATGACAACCAGCGCTTCCGCTCTTGATGCCTTCCTACAAAGAGCCGCAAGGAAGATACAGGAGAATTTGCTTAAGGCATTGAGCAAGCTAGGAGACGAATCTGTGGTTAGAATCCGTAACAGGTCTGCCAAGGAAAGCTGGATAGACCATACGGGCAACCTAAGAAGCTCCATAGGCTTCGCCGTGTACGAGCAGGGAAGTAAATATATGGAATCAGCCTTTTCGCAGGTTCTCAGTGGCACAGACGGCTCTGCAAAGGGCAAGAAGATGATCAATGACCTTGCAAAGGAATATTCCAGGGTTTATGCTTTGGTTGTCGTTGCCGGAATGGAATACGCAGGAGAGGTGGAAGCCTTGGAAAGCAAGGATGTCCTCGCATCAACGAAGATATGGGCCACATCCATTGTAGAGCAGCGTGTGAAGACAGCAATAGACTCAGCAGTTAATGAAATAAACAAGTGGAAGATATGAAATCAGACGGAGCAATTAAGACAGATGTTTACCGGTACATCAATGAAAGCGGTTTTATGAACAACGTCAATGGCAAGCTGTCAAAGACGATGAGACCGCATAATTCTCATAAGGAAGATGTCGTTATCTCCATCTTGGCTAATGAGGGAACGCAGCTTCAAACGGCGATTATAAATGTAAATATATATATACAAGACCAGGACGTAGATGGGCAGCTCGAGGAGAACACTATCAGAGTTGACGAAATCTGCAAACTGGCTTGGAATCTCTTGAAAACGTTCAGAACGAGCGAATATGCTGCCCATGCGATTGAGCAGAGGGTATATGCAACAAGCACGGGAGAACATGTAATAAATAATCAAGTTGAATATAAACTCATAAACGATTAAATTATGTCAGTAACATCATGGGGCAAATGTTCTATCTTCGTTCAGAAGGTAGGTGCTACTAAGAATGAATGGGATAAGCTTCCTACACCGAAGGACGGCACTACTACTGTTACACCAACGAAAGGCGATACCATGACTCAGGTTGAGGAAGGTGGCGGAATTGTTGACCGCAAGACAAAGAAGTCCACCTACGAGGCTGCATATCAGCTCTTCATCAAGAAGAACCAGTCTCAGCCGTTCAAGACCATCGATGGTATCATAGAGGGTAACTACCGTATTGCTATCCAGCCGGAAGATGCCGAGCTTCCTGGCGTTTACATGGGTAATACCACAATCGGTGCAGAAGAGGCCTATACAACTGAGAGCGGTGCTCTTATCACGTACACTCACTCAGCTCTCATTCCAGAGGGTGACGTGGTGGCTAAGACTGTCAACTCGAAGAGTGAGGACGTATATTGTGCTTACCGTTGGCGTGTCATTACTGCCACAAAGACAACAGGAGGAAAGTATGCCTTGACTTTCAAGAAACCACAGGATGGTGAAACAGCTCCTGCAGAAATCACGGAAACCTACACAGAGAAATAGGCATATTCTAATATCCCTTCCGCCGACTGAGGGTTATCAGCCGGCAACCTACCCAAGTAGCTCAGGGGCAGAGCGAGACCAAATAGTCCGTCGCATGAAAATCCAGGGTCTTCAAAAGCTGGTTGAAAGTCGCAGGTTCGAGTCCTGCCTTGGGTGCCAACAATTTAAATTCGAGTGATATGGAAGAGTTAGGAATCATTATATCGAATACGCTCACAGATATGCCGATAGGCTTTGATACTGAGCACGCTCACGTTAACATCTACCCTACTACACTGGGCATGATGTACCTAACGTCGCAGTTGGTAGATAGCTTGGAGCTAGACAAAGAGTTACTTCAAGCAGATCCATTCTTGGAAGCATTGCGAGTTGCAAACACCAAAAGGGAGACATGCTGCAGATTGATTGCATATCACTCACTCAATACAAAGAACGAAATACTAGACTCCAAATGCGTAAGCAGGCAGACGGAGTTAATCTTCAAAGAATGTTCTAACGAGGATATAGCCACTCTCCTCATCATCATCCTTAAGGCTAACTCATACCAGACAATAGCCAAAGAGACAGGAATGGAAGAAGAAGCGAAGCGTATGGCAAAAGTCAACGCAGCGAAGAAGTCGGAGAATAGCTTTATCTTCGGAGGCAAGACAATATGGGGAACTCTCATAGATGCCGCTTGCGAAAGATACGGATGGACTTTCGATTACGTGGTATGGGGAATATCGTATAACAACCTGACTCTCATGCTCAAAGACAAGATTACTTCAATCTATCTGTCTGACGAGGAGAGGAAGAAAGCCCATATACCGGCAGCAGGGGAAGAGGTCATCGATGGCAACAACAAGGAGGCAGTGATGAAGGCGGTGATAGAGTCAGAGACCGAGATTTAACCGAAGTCTTCCTGCGCACGCACGTAAAGTTCCCATATCGGACACTCACATTTGGTGTTTCCCCGGCGATTCTTTATAACAGAGTATAAATTCAAGGAAAAATAGAACATTATGCCAAGCATTAAATTCGATACAATAGTCGAGACCGCCAAGGTCGTTTCCGGTTTTCGAGACATTCAGAACGCAGTTCATCAGACTGCCGAGAGGGTTGAGAAGGACGGAAAGTCTATTGACGATGTAATCTCGAATATACAGAACAGTATGAACATTGCCATTGGCGGTTGGAGCATTGGCAAGTTCGTCAATCAGATGATGCAGGTCCGCGGTCAGTTCCAGCAGACAGAAATGGCATTCAAGACAATGTTGCAGTCTGAGGAGAAAGCCGATGCTCTCATGAAGCAGTTGATCCGCACGGCAGCCGTCACACCTTTCGGGGTCGAAGACGTTACAGAGGGAGCCAAGCAGCTCCTTGCGTTCAACGTAGCGGCCGAGGATGTCAACAAGACGCTTATCGGATTGGGAGACGTTGCAGCAGGTATGGGTCTAAACCTTAAAGACCTCGTGATGCTTTACGGCACCACCATCGCCAAGGGCAAGATGGACACGATGGATTTGTACCAGTTCCTCAACCGAGGTATTCCTATCGCAGACGAGATAGCCAAGGTTATGGGTCTTGACGTTACCAACGCCATCAAGGAGGTCCAGAAGCAAATCAAGGCAGGCAAGGTTACCAGCGATATCTTCATCCAGGCAATGCAGAGTATGACCGCCGAGGGTAGCAAGTTCGGTGGCTTGATGGAGGCTCAGTCCAAGACTATTACCGGTCAGATAAGCAACATTGAGGATGCCATCGAGCAGATGTTCAATGACCTCGGCAAATCCCAGGAGGGCGTTATCAATACCGGATTGGGAGTCGTTTCCACCCTCGTTGAGAATTGGGAGACGGTAGGCAAGGTGCTTATGACTGTCGTTGCAGCGTATGGAGCATACAAGGCTGCTGTGATAGTGATGATAGCATTAGAGAAGGCAAGGATAGCCATAGGAAGCGCACAAGCTTTCTTGTCTCTCGCTAGGAGTATTTCTTCAGCAAAGGATGCTATGCTTCTTTTCAATATGGCAACAAGTGCCAACCCACTTGGCCTTTTGCTTGGAACGGTTGCTGCAGGGATAACTTTGTTTAGCGTATTTGGAGGCTCTGCGGAAGATGCTAGCACAACGACAAACAAGTTTGGCGATGATGCCACCAAAGCATCTTCTCGTGTAGAGTCCCTTTTGGACGTTATCAAAGCTTTAGGAGACAAGACGAACGAGCAGGCTAAAAAGTCAAAAGCCTATAAGGATGCAGTAAATGAACTTTCGACAATTTATGCCGAATATGGTATAACTATTGACAAGATCAAAGAGGACGAGAGCAATCTTGTTGACGTTAAGCAACAAGAGATAGATAAATCTAATGAGCTCATTGAGCAAATTAAGTTGGAATCTGCAGAGCGTAATAGAGCTAATGCAATAAGTCAAGTGAATGATGACTACAACAAAAAAATCACGGAGGCGCAGGAAGACTTATTGAAAAATCTCAAAGACGCATACGGGAATGAAGGTCGTGGCATTAGTTTGAAGATACAGGACTTAGTATCAGAAGAGGAGCTTAAAAAGTTAGCTCAATATCGTAACGATATGCGTACGCTCAATAAAGATACCGCAGAGTACAATGCTTCCCTACAAGGTTATTTAGCCCTAAGAAAGAAGTTAGCGGATGAAGCAGCTAAGACTGCGGTTGGCTTTGGTAAGCAGTCAGATGAAGCCCGTTTGGAAATGACGAAGTACGTTGATACTATGGAACGTGCAAGAGACGAATATAATAGCCAGGTATCAATAATCAACAAGGCTGCAGATGCTACTGAAGATTTCGGCAATAAGTCTGCATCTACCAAGAACAGGATAAACGCTTTGCAGAAACAGCTCCAGGGTGCCGGCGAGGATGTACACGTTCTCTACAACCGTGTCAAGGAGTTCATGCAGAACTATTCCGAGAACAACATCAACTTCCACGTCAACTTCGATGCCAAGATACCATCGTGGATGCAGAATATGAATATTCCGGAACTAGGACGCTTAGGTAAGTACTTTTCCGCTTTGGCACGCGACCTTGCAAACAACAAGAAGTCTGGTGCGCTAGTCAATGGTAAATGGATGTCAACCAACGATATCGCCCAGCGAGGATGGGATTACACCAATGCAGCTAACACCAAGCAGACCAAGGCAGAAGACGATGCAAAGAAGAAGCGGCGTGAGAAGGAAGAGGCAGAAGCCAATGCCAAGAAGAACGCTTCCAAAACCAAGAAAGCAGCCACCGATGCCAAGAAGCAGGCAGAAGACCGGAAGAAGGCCCAGGAGGAACTGAATGAGGACTTGAAGCAACTGCAGCAGGAAAACATCGACACTGATATATCTCAGATGCAAGAAGGCACGGAGAAGAAGCTTGCTGAAATCAAGAACGACTATGCTAAGCGCAAAGCAGAGATTGACAAGCAGGAAGCAGAGTTCAAGAAGAAAAACAAGGAAGCTGGCAAGAAAGTAACCCTCACCTCTGCTCAGTCCAATGCCCTCAATAAGGCTAGAGACCTCGCTACCCAAGAGTACAACAAGAAGCTTGATGAGGTCAACAGGGAAGCCCTCACCTCTATGCGCGACTACTTGAAGGAGTATGGTTCTCTCTATCAGCAGAAGCAAGCCATTGCCGAGGAGTACGAGGAGAAGATTGCAAAGGCTCAGACGGAAGGCGAAAAACTCTCTCTACAGCAGCAGAGAAAGAAGGACCTCCAAACCATCGAGATAAATGCTATCAGACAGAACATCGATTGGGGAAGCATCTTCGGAGACTTCGGTGCTATGTTCAAGGACCAACTGGAACCTACCATTGAGAAGCTGCAAGAGCTCTCCAAGAGCACAACAGATTTTAATGAGCAGAAGACTATACAGGAACTTATCTCCAAGCTACAAGGCTCTGCCACCATCTGGGATAGTGACATCTTCAAGAAGGTTTCGGACGACATCAACGCCTATCAGTCAGCTATGCAGGGCTATATTGATGCACAGGATCGAGAGATTGAAGCCACGAAAGCCGTTACCAAGGCGCAGGAAGACCTCGCCAAGGCTAAGAAGAGCGGTGACAAGACAAGTATCAGCAAGGCTGAAGGCAACCTCTCTAGAGCGCAGGGCGTACTCGATACCGCATCTAACAACGTTTTGGAGTTCGGTTCATCAGTTCAGAAGGCATCATCAGACTTGCAGACATCTGCACAGAAGGCAGTTTCTCAGTTCCAGCAGCTTGAAAATGGCTTGCAGGGTCTTACATCGGGGTCACTCAAAGGTATAGGAAACTCCATTCTAGGACTTGACAAGCTTTTCGGCGGCAACATGCAGAAGGACGTTGCCAACACGCTTGCAAAGGGCATCCAAGGGTTGCTCGGTAAAGATAGCGACGCAGCCAAGGCTCTGACGAAAGCTTTAGGGGATAGCGGTATGGCAGGTGAAATAATCTCCGCAATACTCGGCATCCTCGATATACTGAAAGATGGCTTCGGAACACTCATCAGTAACCTCATGGACACGGTCTTTGGCGCAGTAACGGGCATCCTCGATGATGCTTTATCGGGTGACATCGTTATGAAGCCATTGAAGAGCATCGGGAACAATGTTTCTCATATCCTCAACACGCTTTCATTCGGTGGCTTCAATAGTCTGTTCGGTGGAGATGGAAATGCCAAGAAGGTCAATGATACCATCGAAAGACTGACAGACAGAAATACCCTCTTGCAGCAATCCATCGAGGATTTGACTGATGCAATGGAAAACTCCTTTGGCTCCAAGGCAACCTCATACTACGAGCAAGCCTACAAGAATCAGCAGGAGACTAATCAGAACTACCTCGACATCGCCAAGGCGCAGGCAAGTTATCACGCTTCTCACGGCTCATGGAATCGTTATTGGAGCGGTTTCAGTAGTGATGAGATGGATTGGATCAAGAAGAATGTCAAATCAGACTTCAATGGCGACCTCTTCTCCCTCAGCCCAGAAGAGATGAAGCTCCTCCGTGGCAACGTTGCCATCTGGGAGCATATCGAGAACACTGGAAAGGGTAACTATGGTGGGCGTCTGACAGAGAAGCTGAATGACTACATAGACCAAGCGGGCAAGCTGGATGAGTTATCAGACAAGCTGAAGGAAAGCCTTACGCAGATTTCCTTTGACAGCATGAAGGATAGCTTCGTATCAGACCTTATGGATATGAGCAAGTCAGCGCAGGACTTTGCAGACGATTTCGCTGAAATGATGCAAAAGGCTCTTCTCTCCTACTCTATGGAAGACCTCATTAACGGAGACTTGAAGAAGCTCTATGATGATTGGGCGAAGGCTATCAAGGACAACGATGGCAAGCTTACCGAAACAGACATAGAAGCATTCAACAAGCGTTACGATGATATAGTCCAGGAAGGCTTGAAGAGACGTGACGAGTGGGCAAAGGTGACAGGCTACACTGGTTCATCATCCTCTTCACAGACCGCAACAAGCGGAGGATGGGCATCTATGGGGCAAGATACCGCAGACGAGCTGAATGGTCGCTTCACCGCCCTGCAGATTGCAGGAGAGTCCATCGCTCAGAACATGACTACCACCATATCACAGATGGAGAGCATCGTTACACTCGGAATCTCAACCAATGGCGCGGTATTGGAGATTAGAAATATGATGATTATGACAAACAGCTACCTCGAAGACATCGTAAAGTATTCAAAGCTCACCTATAATGACTTCGGAACAAAGCTGGATGATATGAACAGAAGATTAAAGGATATTTGACCTCTATAGGCTTTTCGCTTGTCAACCCTTACAACTATACTCAACAATAGCAAAAGCGGCTCACAGCGAAGCCTATGAGGTTATTTAATGATTAAATAGTTATGCTTAATGGACAACTTTATATCAATGGCAAGGATGCCTACCTTACGTGGGGTATCTTCCTAGACGAAACCGCCCTCAGTACGCTCATGACCCCTGCACCAAACAAGGAGTTCATCAGCAACAAGTATCGTTCAAAGGACGGAAAGTCAGTTATCAAGCAAAATCCTAGGTTGGATGAAAGGGAGATAACGCTGCCGTTCAATATGACCGCCAAGGACTCAGATACGTTCATGATGAACTATGCTAGGTTCTGCGAGGAGGTTCTTGCCAAGGGAGAGTTGGTTATCCGCACCCGATTTCAGCCTAATGTGTGGTATCGGTGCATCTATCTCTCCTGCACTCAATTCAGTCAGTTCATTCGGGAAATGGCAAAGTTCAGTCTAAAGCTAAATGAGCCAGATCCTAGTGACAGAGGTGAAACAAGTAAATATACAAGCTAATGATTCAGATTAAGAGAAATAACAAGGTATTCTTCACTTTAGAGGACTTCGGCGAGGGTTCTAAGCTGTCATATCAGCTTATGGACCACCATTACATCATCTTGAAGTTCACTACGGCTACTCCTATCTATTTTGAGATTGGGGACTCCGTGGAGATTCCCGACTTCGGCTACTTTGAGCTTACATCATCATACTTCCCTAAGCACAATGATAGTGATGGCTATGACTACGAAATGCAGATGGATGCCTACTATATGTCTTGGAAGAATAAGCTTTGCAAGTATCGCCCTCAGCACGGAGCCAACGAGACCTCCTTCAGCCTCACCACAACGATAGGTGTACACATGAACGTTATACTCAGCAACCTAAAGGCGCTAGGTCTTACGTACAATGGCAAGGAGTTCTCTGTTGACTACACTACGTACAACAACAAGGCTTTCGATGTTCAGAAGAGATTCTTGATCGAGTACGGCTCCATCAGCATACTTGATGCTCTAAACTCCATCTGTTCCGAAGACGCACTCAACTGCGAGTGGTGGATAGATGGCTCTATTATATACCTTGGATATTGCGAAATGGAAGGACAGACAACATTCGAACAGGATGTTAATGTTCTGTCTATGTCCTATTCGGAATCCAAGTCAACTTATATCACAAGACTGTACGCATTCGGCTCAGACAGAAATATTCCGAAAGGATATTTTACTGGTGCCGATGCGGACGTCACCAGTGATGGTGTTGCTACCGATTACCTCATGCTCCCTAACAAGGAAGTAGATAGTGATGGTTTCTACGCCAAGGATGGCTATCTGGAGAACGTGAATGTCGTGAAGAATGACAAGCAGGCTGTCGAAGGTGTCGTTATGTTCGATGAAGAATATCCGAAGGTTGAATGCAGGGTCAGCAGTATCAAGACCTATGATAGCACCGTTGATAACGAAGACGGAACGAAGACTACACAGACATTTTGGCAGGTCACTTCTACAGAATCTTTCACTAATAACTTCAAGGAGAGTTGGATAAAGAGTAACCTCACTTTAGGCATCAAGTTCACTAGCGGTGCTCTCATGGGTATGGAGTTCGATGTCAGCTTCAAGGTTATCGACAAGGTTAACTACTTCGAGATTGTGGCAAACGACACCTACGGAAGAACTCTTCCCGATGGCATTATGTGCCCAAAGGTTGGTGATAAGTACTTTCTGTTCAACTGGGACGCAACCAAAATTACAGATACGGACCTCATCCCTACCGCTCAGTTGTCTCTGTTCGACAGGGCAAAGCAGTACTATCAGAAGACCATGATCAGCAACTCAAACTTCACCTGCACGATGGATGGCGATAAGTTCTACAATGATGGAACATACGATTACCATCCTCTCGGTGAGCAGGTAAAGCTGATTAATGATATGTTTGCGCAGGTGGACGCGGATGGCAAGCACTACCGAAACTCTCGTATCATCGGAATGGAGATACCTTTGGATATCCCTTACGACCACCCTCAGTACACTGTAGGAGAAAAGGCTGCAACAAGCCGGTTGAGTAAGTTGGAAGACAAGGTTGATTCCATCAAGGTGAATGGAATGCAGATAGGTGGCACAGGAAGTGGCAACGGTGGAGGTGTCTATGTCATTGGCTTGAACGATACCACTCCTGCATCCGATAGCAACGTTTATTCTGCTAGACGTACTAGAATGGAGTTTATAAATAGGCTCACCGACAACACAGCAAAGAGCACAATCACTTGGGAGAAGATACAGAAGTTCTTGCAGGGATTGACAGCAGAAGACTTATCTCAATTTAAGAAGGGTGCGACCTTCGGAGAGTTCATTCAGGGAATGCTCTTCGGCACTGGTGGCAGGATTGACGAGCTGGGCAATGCCGAGTTTGAGAGCATCACATCCCGAAGCTCTATCATCGCCAAGGAACTCATCGTGAACCGACAGACGGCGATGGAAAGTAATTTCGTCTTCACCGAGAGTGGAATGGTTGAGTCGGTGACAGAGATTCCTGCGGCACCGGAAGGCGGCAATGTAACTTACGATTTGAAGCTTCAGAAGCGGTGGGATAACGACTTTACGGCATTCAAGGAAAACGATGTTGTCTTGGCTTCCATCAATACCTTGACAGAGAACGGAAAGTATTACGATATGTGGCTGCGAGTGCTCTCGGTCAATACTGTAACGAATACCATTACGGTAGTCTGCTACCCCGATGATGAATGTCCCAGCAAGAAGAACTATCCACCTTGTGAGTTGGCTAGGTTGATACGCTGGGGAAATGCGGTGGATGAGGACAGGCAGAGCTGCTGGTATATCTCATCATCCGAGGGGTTGCTTGTATGGCTCGACCACGTTACCAAGCCTATCATTGACAAGACAAACTATTCTCTTGCGATGGGTAAGCTGCCAGATGCACTATCGTTCCTCTTCCAAGGCTTCCCTACCGCCAACAAGCGTGATGGAGCGTTCTATGCTAAGTGGATGATGGCAGCATCGTTTCAGCAGATAGACTATCAGGGCAACCCTATCTACACGACAAGAGATAGAGGCGTATGGAGTTTGTCAGTTGCACAAGGTGATAACCCTTACCGCAATGGAGACCGAACGATTGATACTGTATATTACCTCGGCTGCAAGTGGCAGTGTCTCGAAGACAAGACAACAAAGCCGCCGACATACTCATCTACCGCTTGGGCATTCGTTGAGGGCAATCCTTACTTCACGCTCGAAATGCTATCATCGAAGCTGTGGAACTTCCGTCTCAACGACTTGATGGCAACGAATGCTGATGGCTCATGGAAGGTATTCACTACGTTATCTGTTGTCGGAAGGCTCTATAACCAGGACGTGACGAACTCGATGACCAATGTTGTATGGACTAGGGACAGCGGAGACCCAACGGCAGACAACAAATGGGCACTCTCTCACGCAAATAGCGGTCTATCTATTGATTTGACTTATGAAGACCTCGGCGGTGCAGCATTCAAGATAGGTAGTGTGACATTCCGATGCGAAGCGCAAATCAAGGATGGCGAGACGATGTATTCCGAAGATGTGAGTGTTTGTTTCTGATTAATGTTGAACTTTTAAAATAAATAGAATATGGCTAAAGAATTAGCAGTTAGCGTTGACAAGATGATAGAGATACAGCCTACGGCTTACTCTCAGTCCGTCAGCATAGAAATAGTTGGAAATATCATCAACAGACAGCAGTATGATGGTATCGAAGGCTCATTCTCTCCAGACTTCTCTATTCGCCCCTGTACGATGTTTCCAGCCTGCTATCTCATTGACCCAGATAACCCAGGCGAGACAACGACCTGTAACAGCAGTCTGGATTCATTTAAGTGGTCTGAGGTGACATCTAGCGGTATCGTGGTTGTTGCTACAAGCGGGAATGCGAGCGTGAAGGCAGGATATGAAGCCGTGAGGGAAGGAATAAACAAGGGAACTCTCTACATTAAGCAGAACTCGGTATTAGGTAAGCCACGAACAATGCGATTCGAGGGAAGCTGGACAGACCCAGTCTGCGGATATAAGTACACGTTCGTGGCTAACAAGGCTATCTATCTTGAAGACTGCACGAATGCTCGGGCTGAGATTATGCTGGATAGTCCTCCTACGGTATTGTGGAATCCTATCAAGCACGCCGCATCTAAAACCCTTACTGCAAGGATTATGGTTGGAGCTAAGGATAAAACGGCAGACGGCAAGACGAGGATATGGTGGTATCGCATTCTTGACAACGGAACGAAACAGCTCATTTCTTCCGTTGATGATGCCGAGAACTACGAGATTACGGCAATGACCAAGGGCGCGAACGGACAGATTTCGTCTATCACTATTGATTGTGATATGATAGGCGAAGGCATCGGATATGAGTTGAGAGCTTGTTACATCTACAGCGGCAGCGTTCCTTCATCTCCCCGTGATGCAGATGCTCGTAAGGTTACGTACATCAACAGAACCATTCCACCGCTCACGGCTCAGTTTATCGGTGACGGCTTCGGTCTCAACGAGGATACCACGTCTGTTGTCTGCCAAGCCGTGGTTAGTGACAATAACGGGGTTATCGAGCCATCGGTATGGAAGAAGGTTCTGAGATCCAAGTGGCAGAAGGTTACATACGGCAAGAACACAAACAACGGCGTTACTACAATGACAGAGAGTGTGGAGGTGTTAGGTTATGGCGAAACGTTCCAATGCCCTTTCGAAGCGAAGAAAAGCATCCGTCTCACCATCGAAGACCGTGGGGCTTACGAGCTTATTGTTGATGAGAACGGAAATGCCCTTGTTGATGAGAACGGAAAATACATCATATCAAGGGAGATTGACGAGGAAAACGGATAATGTTTAACTTTTAAAAAATCAGAATTATGAAATACTACGTAAAGGTTACAAAGCAGGTTGCTGAGAAAATTATCAGAAGCGGAGTTCCGCTTACAATGACAAGTGACGGAAATTGCTTGCTCTATCAGAGTGAGCTGAATGGTGTTGATGGCGTGAACCTCAACGAGAGAGCAGCCAATGCTGGCGGCTCGCTGATAGCTGAGAGCGCTGCCCTTGCGGAAATCAAGGGAACGACAGACACTCCTGCCTACTGCTACACTCCAGTCGAGTTCGGCGGCGAGGGTGATACAAGAAGCAATGACTATATCGGTTCGGGTGGCGGTGACAACCCGTCTTCCGAGAATACAGACACTAAAGAAGAAAGCGAGGTAAGCGATGAGTAAAGCTACGGTAACAGGACAGATTGTTGTCACATCTAATGGTACTACGTTGCATCCAATCTTGCAATGTAATACTGGTGATATTTATCAGAATTATGATGGCAACCCAGCGTCACCATCCAACGTTGTGCCTAATTTCGAAGCGAGCGGTGCGACCAAGCCGAAGTTGGTAATGCAGGCATATTCAGCAGAACAGGGTGCTGGTAACTCATTCGACCTTTCTAAAGGCACTCCGACTTGGATAGTGTCAGGTGTAACGCTGACTTTCAATGCTTCCCACGTCTCAACTAATACAATCGGTGGCACGTCTGGGCATTTCACAGAAGGCTCTGATGCAAGCGGAAATCCAACGCTCACGGTCAATAAGAACCTTATTAATATTAATGGTGGCGATTCGTTCAACATCATCTGTAAGGTCAGCGTATCTATATCCAACACGAGTGTTACGCTACAAGCAATGTACCCAGTTTATATAGCCGAGGGTGTGACCGATTCTAAGCGAGTGAACATTATAGCTACGTCTGACAAGAATCTATTCACAATTACGGAGAAGGGCGGAACTTGCACTGTCAAGGCACAGGTTACGGACGGAAATATGGTTACATCTACTGGTTACACGTTTAAATGGTATCTGCCAGATGCTAACGGCGGATGGGTGCTCAAGCAGAATAGCACTTCCGCTACATTCACCATCAACGAGACGGATGTGGATTCTGCCATCATCGTTAAGTGCGAGGCATACAAGGGCAACGATTTCTACGCTTCCGACACACAGACTATCAATGACGTGTCAGATGAGTATATCCTCTATCCTAACCCTACTGACGGAAATGATAACCCTGTAGCCGAGAATTTCATACAGAACTCAGGCGGCAAGATTGTGTATAAGCCGTATATGCGCAAGAGAGGTTCAACGGCTAATGAGACGGGAGTAGCGTTTTCTATGTCTCTCTATTCCAATGCTGGCGTGCCTATCAACTCTGCTATCACGAAGTCTGGCAATACGTTCACGATTACCGAAGCTGGTATCAGAGAATATAAGGGTGCGGTGTATTCTATAACAGGAACTAAATAAGGTTGCTTATGGTAAAGATATTGGCATCGGTAACAGGCTCTATATCCTTTTCACAGAAGGGAGATAAGGGTGCGACTGGTCCACAAGGACCGCAGGGACCAGCTGGACCAACTGGACCAAGAGGAACGAAGGGTGCTCTGATGCGTGAGCATGACGGATTTGAATCGGGTGAGTACAAATACCTTTCGGGTTCGGGTGCAGAAGCGTATGTTGATGTTGTATGCATAAATAGAAAGTGGTATCAGTGTACAAGTACTTATACATCCTCCTCACCTAACGTGACTGACGGACACTGGTCGCTGATGAACAATTACACGTCAATAGCCACGCAGCTTCTACTTGCCGAGAATGCTACCATCAATATGCTCGGAAGTAATCAGATTAACCTGTACACTCCATCAAATGGTGCGATGTTTGGATCGTTCAGAGTGGTTGAGGATGTTAACGACTGGAGTCTTTGGCTTGGTGGTAAGGATGGGAATTCTGCTTCCTTTGCAGTGACACGTGGTGGCGCAATAAAGGCTACAGCTGGAACCATTGGCTCTTTCATCATAAGGGGATCGCAGGGAGGTTATTACGAACTTTACGCTAACTACGGAGGAGTTATAAATTTCAGTGCACCATCGAGTATTTCGTTGAACTCGCGAGGTATATCTGCATCTACAGGCGTTCCGGGGAATGGGGCGCAGTTCTTCTTCGGTAATACCGAAGATACCGAAGGTACACCGTCTTGGACTAACGGAGCGTTGCGTATAATGTTAAATACACCAAAAGGTGCAAATACAGACCAAAGTGCTGCGTACATATCAGTTATTGGTACGTCTGGCTATACGGCAAAAGCTCTTGAACTGTCTGCGATGGGCGGCACGAAAAGCCACGCTATCGCTATAGACAACGGAGATGTAGCAGGCCTTAGACCATCTTTTGCTAATATAGCATCGAACTACACTCTTACTGAGTATGACCACACGATTGAATGCTACAATTCCTCGGTAATCACAATTACGCTGCCACATTCTCCGAAATACGGGCAATGCTATACTGTCATTCAGCGAGGAGGTAGGGTGATTTTTTCGTCAAGCAAAGGTATCTACGATGCACGTTCCACCGTTACTGGCACGACTTGGAACTCAGATTCGAGAGGGCAGGTAAGCTGGATATGGTATAATGGTAGCCAGTGGATAGTAAGTTATGTGGTAAGTTAAAATAAGTTATATATGAAAATAAAATTTGAACATTTGGAAGTATTTATGACACTCGACAAGAATCAGTGTCAAGTAGTTAATGCTCGCAAGCAGATTGCGAACATCATCTATTCGCAGGGAGCAGGATTTGGACTGGCAGGACAGGCTCTTGCCGTTAAAATGTGGAACGGCAACGATGACACAGAGTACACCGATGATGAGGTGAAAATCATCAAGGAACTCGTTGAGCGCACCACCGCCCCTTGCTTCATTGATGCAGTGAATGCCGCTATCAGCAATGCGGTATCAGCAGATGAAAAAAAAAATAAGTAACAACATAATTTAAATACATAATATTATGGCTATAAGAACAAGAAAAATCAGTGATTGGCTATCTACTAACGGGCAAGCCATCACCAATGCCAGTAAGGCAACGATGGAGGATGCCATCAGAGCAGATATAGGTCAGCTGAACGATGGTGTATTCATCATGTTTCATCGCAAGAACGATAACTTTCCTCTTGCCGTAAGAGTGGGCTCTTGGGCATCTTATCAGAGTAGTGGAGAAGTTGCAGAAGGAGTTCTTCTTGTTGAAGGTGGGAGACATCTCGTGGTAGCTCCAACGGAAGGGACGGATAAAAAGTGGAGTTCTAAGCCGGTGTCATCATCAGATACGTCTGGCTCGGTACAGATTAGCGGGGTCACCACGACTGGCGATAGAATGACCGCATTTAATGATTTTGCTGGTCGAGCAAATACAACCGCTATCATCAACGGAAGCACATCGAGCAATGTTACCAATACAGAGGCTTATGCCGCTGGCTTCTGTAACAAATATGCACGTGTAAATGCAAACGGCAATGGTCTGACCGCAGGAAAATGGTGGTTGCCATCGTTGGCTGAACTGGCGATGATTTGGGCTAACTTTGATAAGATTAACTATGCCTTATCGAAGATCAGTGGCGCTACACAGCTGCAACAAAACTGGTATTGGTCTAGCACCCAGTACTCGGCGAGCTACGCTTGGACCTTGGGTCTGCACGATGGCAGCATGGGCAGCCACTGGAAGTTCTACCAGGGCAGGGTCCGTCCTGTTTCAGCATTTTTATATTAGTTAGTAGTTAGTTCTTTTCATTCCCACGCCTTTAAGGGCGTGGGGAAGCAAGTTATGACCAAGAAAGGTATTCATAATGACGGCAAAGATTGCAAGCAAGACAAGAGTTTACAGAGACATGAAGAAGTTTCTGAACGAGGTGATTTATATCATCAAGGACTTCCCGAAAGAACAGCGATATGTTGTTGGAGATAGAATCGAGCGCACGGCTATCGATTCTCTGCATATTATCGCAAGAGTTTATATAGGAAAGGACTTGAAGACGAGAATCGCTGATATGGTAGAGCTGCAATCTAACTTGGAATTACTGAATACCTTGATTGAGATAGCAGGAGAACATCAATGGATAAAAGGAAGAGGTAAGTTAGCAAACTTGCTTCTGCTGATGAATAGTGTGGGACGACAGAGCACAGCGTGGAAGGGTTCACTCATCGAAGCCTTAAAGAGGTCAGAGAGCGAACGTAGTCAGAGCTAGGGAGGTAAGCCGAACTAGGAGAACAGTCTTCCGAATAAATGGGCTACTGCCATCATTTATGGCAAAGAATAAGATAATGTAGTGATAACCCAGAACTCGGCGAACAACGCTTGGAACTTGAATCTGAACGATGGCAACATGAACAACAACTGGAAGTTCAACCAGAACAGGGTTCGTCCTGTTTCAGCACTAATAAAGAAGACGTATTCAGTAAAATGGTAAATGATAGATTTTGAAACGATATTAGAAGCATACTTTGACTGCCGTAGAAGAAAACGGGGTACAGTCGGAGCTACGGAGTTCGAGCTTGATTATGTTCACAACCTTGTTGAACTTATGAATGAAGTTAACTCACGTCAATATAAAATCGGCAAATCTATCTGCTTTGTCGTCCGCTATCCTCGCTACAGAGAGGTGTTTGCTGGAGAATTTAGAGATAGGATCATTCATCATTACATCGCATTAAGGCTCGAACCGCTTTTTGAACAAATATTCTGTAGCAGAACATATAACTGCCGCAAAGGTAAGGGTCAGCTCGCTGGTGTTACTCAACTAGCGGAGGATATACGTGAGGAGAGCGAGAATTATACCAATGATGCCTACGTGATGAAGGTTGACTTGAAGGGATTCTTCATGAGCGTCATCAAGTCTAAGCTTGCGAAGATGGTTGATGATTTTATTGTCGAACACTACGAGGGTGATGATAAAGAAGACCTTAGATGGCTCTGTAACCTCGTTGTTATGCACAGACCCGAACTTAACTGTGAACGGAGAAGTCCTCTTTGGATGTGGAATTTTATTCCACGGGAGAAATCATTGTTCACTAACGGAGAAGATAGGGGTATCGCTATCGGCAACCTGTTCGCTCAGTTGTTTGCTAACTTTCTGCTGAATACCATCGACTGGAAGATTGATGCCGTGTGTGTAAGGCATAATAGGTATGTGGATGATATATCATTCGTAAGCAAGGATAAGGAGAAACTTCTATTTACTATCCCTATGCTCAGAACGGAACTCGGAAAGCTCGGTTTAAGGCTCAACGAGAAGAAATTCTATCTACAGCATTACTCTAAGGGTGTTCAGTTTACGGGTGCAATAATCAAGCCAGGCAGAGTATATGTTGCCAACCACACCATCAATAGTTTTGCGTTTGCCGTAGAAAGACTAGGTAAGGCTGCTGAAATGGGGATGATTGATGATATCAAGAAGAATATTGCTTCTGTCAATTCATACCTCGGTATCATGGCGCATTACAATGAATATGCGACTAAGAGAAGGATAATGTCAGAGTTGCCACCGAAGTTCTACGAATACTGCTATATAGAGGGTCATTTCGATGTAGTAAAACTTAAATACAAATACACAGAAAAGGCGGTTTTTATGAATATTGCCAAGAATATAATCAATAAGAGAGATGAAAAAGATATTAAGGAGAATCCCGACTGAGAAGGAAATCGGCCTGCTTCTCGATGAAGGGTATGAGGTTGAGGTTTATATGAGAGACGGAGAAGTTGTTATTGAGACAAACGAGTCACCGTAACACTATTGTTACCATTTATGCTGTTTTTTGGTAACAGAGTTGTGGTAACAAAGCTTACGGATTGTTACTTTTTATAAAGTTTAACACAAAAATCAATCAAAATTTAAGTTCTTTTCTTAGAAAAATGCGTATCTTTGCACCATTAAACTTATGAACCGACATTTAAAATCAACGAATTATGACTAAAGAAGACGAAGCCGAAGTCCAACGGCTATTAAAGAATGTGGACGTTACCGAGCTGATGGACTTGATTATGAAGCATGGAAATCGGTATAGCAGAAGAATACTGAAGTTCTTTCGATGGTTCTGCAAGTACGTACCCATCACCATCATGTTATTCCATGCATACGGAATGTGGGATTTTAGCCAGCATCCTCGTGAAATGTTCATAACTAACAATGAGAATTTTCCCTGCTATTTATTCATCTACTTTATGTTGTATGTTTTGCCGATGGTTTTGATATTAGCAAGCAGGTTCTTCTTCCTATGTTGGAGATACAGAATACCATTTTTCTATTTCTTCGGTATCAATGCGGCTCATATCGTAGAATGGAGTTGGTACACGACTAATAATATGATTGATTCTTGCTTTACCGTAATGATAATAACAGCAATGTTTTATCTATATGGATTTGCAGATATGTTTATTAGCAGAACTAGATTAGGACGTAAAATCTGTGCGTGATATGGGAAAGATATTGAATTATAAGATACTCGGCACAGCTCTAAAGTCGCTCAGTGATGCTTGCTTTAAGGCTGACGAGCAACAGAGAAATGGAGAGAAGATCACCGCTTGCGGAATGAGCGATGATGACCTGGATAGATTGTGTGACATCATCCCCGATATGCTAAACCCTATGATGAGTACCGAGGAGGTAAAGGAGAAACTGCACGTTTCTGATGCTACATTAAATCGAATGGTGGCAAGGGGCGACATTCCAAATGGAGAATGTAAGAAGCGTGGGCATACCCGATATTTTAAGAAGTGGGATATACTACACTACATTAAGAGCAAGAGAAAATCATAACCGTATCAGCCCTATCGCAGCACGGATAAGCGAGCGCATATATGAGTATGGATTATATGTTTTGTACTTTGATTATAGTAGCAGTGCTAGTAATCATCAACAGCACGTTCATTGCATACCTATACATTACTTATAAGTATAAGAAGGTCGATAAGTTCTTCTTAGCTTGGGTAACGGTGTCAACTATGATGTTGATAATGTGGTTCGGAGTAGGATTGTATCTACAATAACAAGTTCGTAGCCCGATACACCTTATTATATGGGATATATCGGGCTATTCTATTAAAAAACATTAAAGCACATATATTTATGTGCTAAATATTTGCATCTTTGTTTTTTCTTCTTATCTTTGCAAGCGTAAATAATACAATAACTTAAAGTACAGCAAGATATGAAGAAAATTATTTTTTTTCCGAGAACAAAATCAGAGGCAATGGAAATTGCCAATGAGTATATCGCAAGTAAGGATGGTCTTGCTTACGATATGGATATGAGTGTAGAAGAAGCAAAGGCAAATGCTAAGATTGTTTGTAAGAACCTTACTCTTACAGTCACCTGTGATGGGGAGTCTCCATTGAAGCTTTACTACAAGTATGAAGATTAATTAAGATATTTCTATGAGACAAGGATTTTATGAATGTGTAGAACATAATCACCAAAACAGAAAGAAGGCTATTGACGAAATGCCTTATGCAAGCAAAGTAGTTGCCGTTGTTGGTGGTTATATGGGTTTTGAATCTTGGGATGATTACGAAATCTGGAAAAATCAAAAATAATATTTAATACGTTTTAGATATGAAAGAAACTAAGAATGCGACAATTCGCCTTCCGCAGGAAATTGCGGATTGGCTCACTAAGGATGGCAAGTCCATCAACCAAGCTGTTATTGATACTGTCAATACCTTGCAGAGTATAAGATTAATATCTACGACAGAGCTTCGTGGTATATTCTCACCAAACGAATGGATGTTCCTTGCGGATTCATTCAACGGAACAATCATCAACGAGTCGATAAGATATAACGTTAAAATGCTTATCGCCCATTGTGAAGATTCAGTGATTTATGATTCACTCGATAAGAAGTACGATGTGGATATGGAGGTGTTCAAAAAGAAACTACATTCCTTGCATTGTGCTAATGTTGATGCCCTTTATGCAAGAATCGAAGATTTCTGGGATAAGGACATTGATATAGAAGATTGGGCTAAGTTTTGATTAGTATAGACGTTAAAGAGAGGTAAGTGATTATCTCTCTTTTTTTTATTTGCATTGATTTCGATGCTTTTAAAAATACAATATTTCAAGGAAATTATATACAATATTTCTTCAAAAATATATATTCGTTTATATGAAAGCATAAAGTTTTGCACTTTTTCGGAAAAACTATTTGATGATTAAATATTTTATTGTATATTTGCAGCGTTATTGTTTAATCATCAAATAGTTATCTTATGGCAGATAGAATTAAAGATATTGTTGTAGGCGTAGTTCTTGCTATCCTCGCCTATCTTAAACCGATTGAAGGCGAATTGTCTTCGCTTATGATCGTCTTCACCCTCAACTTCATATTCGGTTATCTTAGCGGTATGATTGCAAAGGGAGAGAACTTCGAGTTAAAGAAAGCAGTTGTGTGCATCGGTCACGCTACCGTGTTCTTCGTTCTTTGTGCAGCAGTATATGCAATCGGGCGATTCAAAGGACAGATGGAAGGTTCCGTTCAATGCGTTTCCTTTATCTCGTACCTAGTATTGTGGTTCTACGGATGCAATATTCTTAAGAACTTGAAACAGATATTCAAGAAGGATACCCCACCTTGGTATGTAGTGAGTTTCCTCTATTATCTCATGCGTTTCAAGTTTATCGAGAAGATTCCATATTTGTCAGACTATCTAAATTATGCAGAAAAGGAGGAAAAGATATGATGTTGTTAGCGATTATAATGGTGGCAGCTATTATGGGAGCAATTCTCGCATTTGGCTGTCTGATTCAAGGTAATGATTATAGCGAGGAGGAGGAGTAAACATGGCTGATTCGAGTAAACTCGTTCCGTTTATCCTCAGTTGGGAGACGGACAGATACATAAATAACAAGAAAGATAAGGGCGGTCCAACAAAATACGGCATCACCCTTGCAACCTGGAGAAGGGTCGGTTATGATAAGAACGGTGACGGAGTTCTGAATGAGGAAGATGTAAAGCTCCTCACCAAGGACGATTTTCATCAAGTTTTCAAGCAGAACTACTGGAATGCCTGCAAAGCAGACAAAATCCGAGATCAGAGTGTAGCCAATATGCTGGTTGACTTTGCCTACAATAGTGGAGTCAGCAGGGCGGTAACTTATCTCCAGTTAACATTAGGCATCACGGCGGATGGCATCATTGGTAATAAGACATTGTTTGCCATCAATAAATCTAATGGTGAGAGGCTTTTTGAGAGATTCAAAAAAACAAGAGAATATTATCTTAAGAGCATTGCCAAAGGTGCACAGAAAGACTTTCTTGACGGCTGGTTGCGAAGAGTAAGCTATATCACATACGGACACTTAAAATTGAATGAATGATGAAATGGCACGACTACAACTTTTGGAAAGCGATTGTAGGCATAACGCTTGCAATATACATTTCGCTGCTCATTATCGGCTGCGGAACTCCGAAGACAGTGACAAAACAGACGTATTTAAAAGACAAGTTGTATGAAAGAAAGTTCGATTCTCTCTTCACTACTCGTATGTCATACTCCTTCGATCAGTGGCTTCATTATCAGAAGCGCGAGAGCGGAAGAAGCACGAAAGATAGCAGCTATATTAAGGATAGCACAGCGACAAGGCTCGATGCGCAAGGTAACAAAATTGGCGAAGATAGATTCCACTATGAGAGCCATGTGCGAATAGAGAAGGAGGTTCAGAAGCTACTGGACAGCATCAGTCATTATAGGTCACTGAAGGATAGCGTTGCTATTTATCGTCATAGACTTGATTCGCTATCGAGTATCAAGCTTTCAAGCGATAGTACTACAAAGGTGATAGAAAAGCCACTTACGGCGGCTCAGAAGATTTATATTCAGATAGGGCAGGCATCCTGCTTTTGTTTAGTTATCATTGTAATATACCTATATTGTGTAAAAAGAAAAGGTTCTTAGTTAGAAAGTTTTTAGTTAGTAAGTTTTTAGGTTAGGTGTTTGATTGTATTCGGATAACTTGGCGGCTACTCGTGATGAGTGGTCGCCTTTTTGTTTGCAAAGTAAATTCTTTCGTTCTAAGAGGATAAAAAAATGATACTACCTACTATCACCATAAACCACTGATTTATAGCCACTAACGAAAACTATGATAGTCTTATAGCTTATTTCAAAACTATTTTCTAACTTTGCACACGTAACGTTACAAAAGTGTTAGTTAAATATTAAGGTTAAATTAAAAATTCGGGATATGGAAAGTAAAACTTACGTGTTCAATCCAGAGAGCGGCACAAGCGGCACAGGCTCTAATGGAATCTTGGCTATGCTTCCTGCACTCATGCAGAGACAGGGCGTTGACCCAGGTCTTATTGCACTCTTGAACAACCGTGGAAACGGAAATGGTTGGGGTGAAGACATCTTTGCTATCCTTTTGTTGTTCATCCTTATGGGCAATAATGGTATGGGACTCTTCGGAGGTAATCGCTGCATGGGTTCTAATGGACAGGGTGGCGTTATGCCAATGCTTAACAATGATGCCAATACTGCCGTTATCATGCAGGCAGTTCAGCGCAACGGCTTTGATGTTCAGAGCTTGGCTACAGCCCTCAACACATCAAGTGACGCAGTCATGGCTGCAATCAATGGCTTAGGTCAGCAGATTTGCAACCTCGGCAATCAGATGGGCATGAATGCTAATCAGATTTTGACAGCTATCATGCAGGGTAACAATGCCATCGCTACCCAGTTGGCAGAATGCTGCTGCAAGACCAATAACGCCATAACTGCAATGGACGGCAACATCAAGTTGTCTATCTGTCAGCAGACTCACGCCATCAATGATACGGCAAATGCCAACGCTTTGATGCTCCGTGACAAGGCAGATGCTAACAATCAGTCTGTCTTGGCTAAGTTGGATCAGATGCAGACACAGGCAATGCAGGATAAGCTCGATGCTTTGAGAGAGAAGAACGGTGCCCTGCTTGCTCAGATTTCCAACGAGCATCAGACACAGGCTTTGCAGGCTTATCAGGCACAGGTCATCACACCAGTAAATGCAGCTTTGGCTGCGCTGCAGGCAGAGGTGGCTGGCATCAAGTGTAAGTTGCCTAATACCATCAGTGTTCAGTACCCTCAGTACGGAGTATTCAACAAGGACGTTTATACTGCTGCCGCCATGGGAGCTTATGCAGGTGATGTAGCGGCTTCTCGTTCAACTGTAGGATGCGGTTGTTAGGAAAGGAGGTAACTATGTTCCCTTTATATCCATTCAATCCATTTATTCCAATCGGTCAGAGAAACCAAATCAGACGTGTTGATGTAGGAGGTATCTATGAGCTGAAGACAAATGCCCAGCAGGTTACAGATGCTAGTGTAGATTATGGTATCAATCCTTGCTACTACAATGCTTTGCCTTGCGAGTGCATTGTACTCTTGAAGATACATCAAGGAGTTGCCGCTGCAAGTGCGACACTTCCTGTCACAATCGTAACTCCAAATAGTGGTTCGACCACTGTTAACGGAACCGCCAACACTAGCGGAACTACTTCCGGCACAACAAAGGTGCCAGTTGTTGATCATGTGGGAAAGGCAGTGACGGGAGCAAGTGTTTCGGGAACTACGGAGGCTTTGGCATACATCAATAAGAAGAGCGGTATTATCCGACTGCTTGGGTTTCAGCAGCCTACAGGCGGCTAACAGAGTATTAACTATGGGACAGATTGAAAAGTCTGTCCCACTAAAAGAGAAAGAAAATGTTTCAAGGACTAAGACAGTCTTCTCTCTTCTACATTTTAAACAAGGGAGGAGAAAAGCCGACTCTAAAAATCGGTCAAGTAATATCGGTCAGCAATCCTCAGCAGAAATATCCTAGCTATATGCCAGGACAGACTCCGACATTGGAGACGACCGTTGATGTTAAGGTACAAGTAGAAGACCAGCAGGTCAATTTCGAAAAGCTGCCATCTACGGCACAGATAGTGAACTTCGGTAATGAAGGTGTTGTTGTCAGTGACAGCAGAGAAGCTATGTGCGCCGAGATTGATGCTATGTTGCGACATTCCAAGGGAGTCGTGGAAAGTGTAGATTACCACAATGAAGTCATAAGCTCCTGCGAGGAAATGCTCACTAGAATCAACCCACAGATTGCCAAGGACAAGCAGCAGGAGCAGGACATCAATAACCTCAAATCAGAGGTCAGCGGCATGAAGGGAACGCTATCCAATATTGAATCCATGCTGTCTAAGGCTTTGAGCGGTAACAATTTTAAAAAGTAATTGCTATGGGATATATGGTAGAAATTACGGAAAACAAGTTTGATGAGCTTGTTGACAACTGCGAGGAAATGGTTCGAGCAGGTGGCAAGGTTATGAAGTGCCTGGATAGTCTGAAGCGCGAGCGTATGGGAAACCGTATGCCGATGCCAGACTATCGTGACAAGTGGGACGATGAAGATTGGCGTGACGAAGACCGCTATGGAGAGCGACGCTACTATGGTCGCCGTGGTGGTGGACGTTACTAATGTTTAATTCGGTGGCAGGGAGAAATCCCCGCCACCCTTAATAGAAAAAGCTATGGGAAAATGTAGAATGCCTTTGGATGCTTACGATATGAAGCCAGAAGGAATGATAGCATATCTGAGATATAATGGTTGGCACTTCAACAAGAAGGCTTGCGAGTGGGCAGTAGCTCAGATGAGAAAATACAACCCTGTCACCAAAAAGGATGAGGAGGTTGAATATATGGATAAGGATAAGGTTGAATCCATCCTTACCAAGCAGGGAGTGACGCTTGAAAATAATGTAGGCTATGATCATGTCTATGTGGCAAACATGGTTAAGGCTGATTTCTATAAGTCTTCCATCGAGGACGAAGCTCACATGGCTTTGTTCGTGAAAGATATGGTTGATGATACCGACCAGAAGGATGGCTTCATCTTTAACAGATTCTATGCCGACTGCAACCATAATGGCATCGGCATTCCATGGGATGATATTTTATGATAAGTCAAGAGATATATCTAGAGAAGTATGATTGGAGGATTCTTGTGTTCTACGATTTAAAAGCAGCAGATACCGAAGAGGTATGCAACTCCCTTGTGCAGATAGGCTGCACAGAAAAGGCGGTCGAAAGCGCAAGGGAGCATTGCTTGCGTGGAATGCCTAACACAGGTCTCACCTACTCCAACCTTGCAGGTAGAAAGAGCGTGGTTGCTATCAGTAGGACCACATCGGAATATGAGTTTGTGAATACTGTCACACACGAAATGTTCCATGTTGTTACTCACATCTGCGAATCACTAGGTATAGACTTGAAAGACGAAGAGCCTTGCTACATAATGGGATGGCTCTGCCAGGCTATTAGTAGGATATTTATTTAAAACTTAGAAATATGACGGACATTAAATTAATGGTGGATGCTGCAAGGCAGCTAAACCAGACTTGGAAAATAACTAGTAACGGTTTGGAGACGGATAATATTCCAAACGATGTGTATAATGCTTTGTGCGAAGTGGATGAAGCTGTAACTAATCTGATAGACAAGATTGGTGAAGCTACAAAAATAATTACATTAAGCAGTATCTACAAGAACACATAAAGCTCTGATACTCAGTGAGTTAAATTTAGTATTTTTAACTAAAATAAAATGTGGTATATTTGCATATATCACATTTTTTTTGTACCTTTGCATATAGAAAGAGTGGTTATTTTGACTAACCACAGATTATGTTGAACCAATTAAAATCTTAAAAAATGGAAGAAATTAAGGAAATCAAAAAGAATTATGAAATGGGATTCATTTCTGCACAAGTATTTCTTTATGAATACACAGATGTCCTTTCTGAACTGGGAGCTCAAGGCGAATTGACTGATGCTATGAATACAGTATTAGCTCCGCTTGCAGATTTCATTGTGAAGGACATCTTGAATGCCGAAGATGACGAGAAGAAACAGATTAAGGACTTCTTTAATTTTAAGTAGATATGGAAACCATTCTTTTAATAAACGGATTGATTTTTCTGCTTATCGTAGCGATAGTAGGTTTAGCAATGAAACATTAATAAAACAAGCCCTCGACATCACGGTTAAGTCACTTATATGAAAGCAATTAAAGTAGCAGTATTTTTTGAAATGATGAAAAGACTTATGATTCAGTACTCATTTGATGAGTTGCAGGGTACTACTTTCAGAAGTCATTTCGGTGCAGTTGGCCTTGGTGATACGCAGGAAAGAAACGGATTCTTCCTTGCAGCCTACATAACAGATAATTCTGTGTTACAAGATGGCTTTATGGAGGGAGTAAGAACATTCCTTGATGATGCAGTCGTATATAAGTACGATTCTCCTTATCAAGAGAAGGATGTTCTGGAGAAAGAATTAATGTACATAATTGAGATTAAAAATGAAGACTAGCAGTTTGTATGTTACCCGTGACGATTTTGAGTATGACACAAAGAGCGGGTTTGAGACTTACGAGGAGGCCAATGCCTATCGTGAGGAGTGTCAGAGAAGTTGGTTCCATCATGCCGACTATGTTTTTCTCATAACAAGAGACTCTGCCGGGAATTTTGTCAAAGAGACAAACTTGACAAAAGCAACAAAGGAAGAGAGAATCAAGCTTCTTGAAGAAGCAGGTATTCCATTGAAATAATTTGTAACCAATTAAAATATTAAAGATTATGACAACAGCAACAATTTTGAGTAAGGCTGCCGAGGATATGGTAGCAGTTCCTTCTTCAGTTAATGAAGACAAGTTCTTTGATTTCGAGAAAGCCAAGACTCAGGCTATCACTCTCGAACAGTTGAGTCGCACACACCGCGAGGATGATGTTTACGGAAATCCGCTCCGTGGTATCTATCACTTTGACCTTTCAATAAGGTCATTGATGAGTGTACTGAGCTCGGCTACAATGTGGAGGTTTACGATATGTTTGCCGCACAGAACAGAGACCGTCAGTCGCCTGGAGTAGTTCGCCTCCCACAAGTGGAGGCGGTCAAAGGTCAGCATGCGGTAGAGGCGCATATCCTTCGTCGAGTTTATGCCAATATCCGTATCACCGATTTCGATAATGATGAGACTACGACTAATGTAGCCGTAGCCTTCCACCAGAAAGGCATTCAGATTGGATTCGGTCCGAATGTGATGATTTGCCACAATCAGTGTATGCTCTCTCCGGAACTGTATATGTCCAGCTATTCCGAAAAGGGCAAGAAGGGTTCCGGTATGGATGTGGCAGCAATGCTTGATACCTTGAAGTCGTGGCTTGTTGATGCCCGGCACATCATCGAGACTGATCGTGAGCGTATTGCCAAGATGAAGGAGACACGCATTACTGCAGAACAGATGTTCTTGCTCATTGGCTTGATGACTGCTACAAGAGTAAAGGCAGATACATCACGAAAGTCTATTCGTGAGAACATCACCTATCCGCTCAATCAGTCGCAGATTACACTCTTCACAGAGGATATGCTGGAGGCTTACCACGACAAGGAGTTTGTGACTGCCTGGGATATGTATAATTCTGCTACCAACTTGTATAAGGCGAACAAAATGGATATTCCAGCTCTCCTTCCGCAGAACAGAGCAATGGTTAACTTTATGAAGGCCAATGGTCTGATTATTTAATTGGTTCGAAAGGAGCTTCCAAGGGCTAGTCCTTTGGTTGCTCCTTATATAGAACGTAATCCAATACTTTTCTATTTGCAGCGTCTATATTGGCAACACTCTTGTCAATATAGATAGCTGTTGTCCTGTTTCCATGGGAATGTCCCAATGCTTCGGCAATGATTTCTTCGGGTATTCCTATGGAGAAGGCTATTGTTGCCCACGTATGCCTAGCCCAATACAGAGAGATATGATCAAACAGAGGATTATGCTTTGTATGATATTCCTTCTGAAAATCGTGAGCTTTCTTTTTCTCGTTCTTTTCTTTAGTGACAGGTCCTATTGCCTTCAGCCCCTTGTTTGCCTTGCACACAAATTGCTTGTAATTTCTCATATTCTCTGAGAAATTAACTAGCTTTGTCTTTCCTCTATACCTATTTATTATCTGTATGGCTTCCGGTTCCAGTCTGATGCTATACAGTCTTCCCGTCTTCTTTCTCCTATACAGTAATCTTCCATCTACAACATTCTCATCCGTACAATTAAGAATATCTGCAGGGTTTATCCCGATCAAGAAGAATGTAAGTTTGAAATAATCCAGATACTTCTGCTGCCATGGCTGCACATTATAATTAAATAAGGTACGTAGCTCATCTACAGAAAGAGAACGTTTTTCTGTCTGTTCCGGATTTATATCGAATGTTCTCATCGGATAATGGCTGGTTATCTCATTATCAATAGCATCGTTGAAAACGGCACGTATGTTTCTGAAATGTATATTCCTGGAGTTCTTCTTTAATCCTTGTCTTACCAACTCGGCATCAAACCTTTTCAGCCAATCCTTTGAGATATCTTCAAAAGCATAGGTATCTACCTTGCTATCGAAATCGCGCATCTTCTTCAAAGTGGTTGCATATATTTCCCTGGTCCTTTGTGCTGAACGACTATTCATATATTCTATATACCTATTTATAAATAGGTCTTTCTTCTTAACGTCAGGGTCCAGATAGGCCACAACTTTATTCTTTATCTGTGTTGAAGTCTGTTTGGTAAGCTCTCCTTTCATCTGCAGTTCCAATATGGCATTATCTATCTCGACCAGTTTGTTCTTGACAAATAACTCCAACCGTTGCTTGTTTGGTGCATCGACTATTCTTTGCTTCTTGGCATCCCATTGTTCTTTTTTCAGTTTGACACCAAGAGGAATGTAAGCTGCCTGCCTTTTCTTGGTTATGGCAACTTTCAGCGGTGCCGGCTCTCCGTCCTTGACCGCTCTTGTATCTAAGTAAAGTTTCGTTGTTATCATTTGCAAGCTATTTGCAAGCAGAATTGTGCAAAAATGTGCAAGAATGTGCAAGAATGTGCAGGATTCTACTTAGTTGGATAAAATACGATGTTTTGGAAATACCTATTTTTCAGCGTTTTCTGCGGAAAGAGGGGGATTCGAACCCCCGATTCCCTTTAGGGGAATACACGCTTTCCAGATGTGAAGCTTTTCGGTATAACTACCTTAGCACTAATTAATTACAGAGACCCGATTTTTAATTTGCAAGCTATTTGCAAGCACGCTATTTTTTCGAGTCACCCAATATGCAGAAATATTAAATATATTTAAATATACCCACATATATTTTGATATATCAATTTTTTCATTTATCTTTGCATTTGAATTTATAACTTAGTGCAAAGATATAAAGAAATCCCTTTATTCTAGCACACTTTTAGACTATTTAACATGGTTACATCGATTCAACCAAATATAGACCCAACTGCCCGATATACGATATCGGAGACTTGCGAACTGTTGGGCATACATCGCAATACCCTACGTTCATATGTAAACGCAGGGTACATAAAGACTGTGCAGAAAATACACGGGCAACGCTTCAAGGGTTCTGAGATTCTTCGTTTCTGGAACTCTTTCGTATAAACATTGGCCCTGTACCTAACAACAGCCACTCACACGACACACCATACCCTTCAGCAAGATAAGCAAGATGCTCGACACGCAGGGTACGCTTATCTCTGTTATGCTTTAGGGTATTCATGTTACCATAGTTCAAACCAAACTCTTTTGTAAAAGTCTGTAAGCCTTTAATTTTTCTCTGTTCTTTAAGAACATCAAGTGCTTTGAAGAACCTATCGCTTATATCCAGGGCACAATCGGGAATATTCAGTTTCATTTCAAAGTTAATTTTTCAAGAAGATTCATGAGACGTACATTTATATCATCTTGTTTTTCGATATGCTTTGCTATCATCTCAGTCTGCCTCTTTATAATTTCTACTAAATCAGCATTACTTTGGATTCCGTTGTTCTGATTTCCAGAGCCACTGTTTACATTATTCTCTGCATTAACAAGTTGAGAAGGTTCTACCTCGAAAGCCTTGACATTTTCTTCTCCATACTCATCGTATAGTTTCTGAAACTGCGCAGGTGTAGGATCTATACCCTCTGTTTCGTATCTCGAAATGTTAGATTGGGAAATTCCCATAATTTCTGCAAGCTTAGACTGAAATAGTCCGTGAGCTCTTCTAAATTCTTTATATTTGAACATATCTGTATAAATTTGTTAATTTTGACTAAATCTTTTCGATATATTTGCATATATCAGAATATATTTGTATCTTTGCATAAAGATATAAAACATAGTGCAAAGATAATGGAAAATATTCAAACATCAAACACTTTTGAGGAAAAATCTCAAAAAATGACCTTAAAAGGTTATTATCAGGGGTTACCGATGAGAAGTGCCCCGCGATACGACTTCATCACGGAAGTCGCTAGACGCTGCAAGGTTACCGAGCAGACAGTTAGGAATTGGGTTCTATATGGTATGAAGCCACAGCAGCACATCCATGTAGAAGTATTGTGTGAGCTAACAGGCATTAGCGAGGAGGACTTATGGAAGGATTAGAGTTCTATATGTTCGAGGATGAGTTATGGTGTAAGACGTCAGACGGAAAGAACTTCATGGTCGATGAGACACATACAGAGCTGGTGAAATACATCCTGGAAAAGGTTCGCGCTTGCTATCCGGAAGCATACAAGGCGTTGGAGAAGATTTACTCCAAGAGCGCACCTAACGAGAGTTATTATCAGTATCTCATGATGCGTCGATTTTGCAAATGCAACTTTTGTCGACTCGACACTACGGCTTTTGATGTCGTCGATGTTGACAAGGATGGAAGGTTCAACTTCGAGAAGGTCGAATGCCCAATGCGTGGTGAATGCCCTTATGATAGCATCGTCTGTATGCCAAGGTTTAATGCTAATCTTTCTACTGCGGAGTTGCGCGTGATGAAACTGCTTTATGAGGGACGAAGCGAGCAGGAGGCGGCAGCCGAGCTATTCAACTCCCCGAACACGATACATCAGCACGTCAAGTCTGTGTATGTGAAACTAGGAATACATAAGCTCTCTGAGTTTATCACCTATGCAAATAAGAACAATTTGTTTAACAATTAAATATTAGTTTATGCCAATTATTAGAAAGAATGACGTCGTTACAGAGCGTCCAGTAATTATTGTACTTTATGGTACTCCAGGTACCGGTAAGACATCTTTGGCTACTACAGCCAACAGTCCTTTACTCATCGACACCGACCGAGGCTTTGACCGTGCCGTTCAGCGTCCAGACATTGTGGTCACGGCTTCACGTTGGGAAGACATCTACAATGCTGAGGTTATCGGTTCCTATGTTGTTGAGGATGGCAAGCAGGTTTGGAAGCCAGGTTTGATCAGTGAGTGTAAGACCATCGTAGTAGATACTGCCAAGGCTATGCTCGATGACTATCTCAATGCTTTTGCTATTCAGCAAGACCCTAAGCTGGGAACTAACTCATTGAAGCGATATGGTGTGATGGGAGAATTGTTCAAGCAGTTTGTCGGCATTCTCCGTTCAAACAATTCAGACATCATCTTCATCTGCCACGACAAGGAGACACAGGAGGGAGACTACATCAAGCATTCTCCAGACTGTACAGGACAGAGCAAGGACTTGCTCATCCGTATTGCGGACCAGGTAGGTTACATCTGCAAGGAGAACGGCAATCGCGTCATCAAGTTCGAGCCACAGGACAATCGTGTTGGTAAGAATGTTGCAGACCTGCAGGACACTTGGATTCCAGCTTACGGAACAGAGGAGTTTGATACTTGTATGGCGGACATCATCAAGAAGGTGAAGAAAGCCATCGTGAATAAGTCTGATGCTCAGGCTAAGGCGCAGAAAGCCGTTGATGATGCCCGAAAGAAGCTTGCAGCCGTGGAGACTGTAGATGATGCAAATGCGCTCATCGAGGTAGCTCACGGATTGAACAAGATTCATCAGAAGGCATTCATGAATCAGATGATCAAGGAACTTGCTGCCAAGGGCATTGACTTTGACAAGAAGGGCAAGAAGTTCGTCAAGCACGAGGATGCAGCATGATGAAGCCTTTGATTAGAGTTACCCAGCTAGAGAGCTTCAGACGGTATATGTCTGGCGAATATGCTTACGTTACAGAGCAGGACGTTATAGACAATATCACTAAGAAGTTCGAGGGTAACGATTATACAAGAATAGGAACTGCCTTTCACTCCATCGTGGAGACTGGCAGTCCCCATTGCTTCAAGGAGCCGGAAGGTGTTCGTCATTTCACCTATTATAAGAAAGATAAGACAGAACCCGTTCCAAAAGGAAGAAGGTTCGTCTTTGATGAAGGTGAAGCGATTCTCGACATTCCTCAATGCAAGGTAGCCTTGAAATACAGGAATGAGCATCCAGGAGCCTTTCACGAGGTTCGTGAATACAAGGATTTCGGTGATGCCGTTGTCACGGGATGTGCCGATATGATTGACGGACTAGAGATAAGAGACATCAAGACTAAGTACGGACCGGTATCAGACAAAGACTATATAGATAGTTGCCAATGGCAGCTTTACCTAGAGTTGTTTGAAGCTGATGTGTTCCATTTTGACTTGTTTGTCTTTGAGGGCTACAATAAGGATAAGCACAAGGGAGACGTGAGAGGTCTCAAGCTTACTCCTTATGAGCCAGCAATCACTTGTTACAGATACCCGGGGATGGAAGACAAAAACCATACATTATTGCGTAACTTCCTCAAATGGGTAGAAATGAGAGAATTATTACCATATTTACCATTAACAGAATCAGATGGCTAATACAATGACAGGAAGGGTATTACTTATCGGCAATGTCGAGGAAATACCAAGCAAGAGCGGCGGAGAGCCGTTCAAAAAGAGAGTTGTGGTTCTTAACTGTACACACTCGAACTTCGGAGAGGTGTACGAGAACTACCCAAGTTTTGAGTTCAGCGGAAAGCACGTGGATGATCCTGCTGATTTTGCAGTTGGCGAGATTGTTACTATATCTTTTGCTCTTCAAGGTACCAAGTATCAGAAGAGTGCAAATGACCCGGTAAAGTATTTCAATACCATTTCGGGTTACAAGATAGAAAAGTATCAGAGAGGCGCCCATACGCAGCAGCAAGCACCGCCACCACCGCAGCCGCAAGGAGCTCAGCCATCTGCACCGCAGCAGGGCAAAGATGATGACTTGCCATTCTAGTTATGATTTTCAATCTCAACAATGACAAGGACAGGGCAGACTATAAGAACTATTGCAATGGTCTTTATATGGATGCCTTGAAAAGTGGAAAGGGTTTTATCGTGGAGGTGAAGAAAAAGCACCGGCCACGCTCCCTTGCCCAAAACAGTTATCTGCACGTTTGCCTTCAGTATTTCGCATCAGAGTTCGGCTATGATGAAGAATACGTGAAGTACAACATTTTCAAGCAGATAGTGAACAGAGAAATCTTTGCTAAGCAGAGAACTAACAGAAGAGGGCAGCCTGTCACCTATTGGAGAAGTACGGCTGACCTTGACACAAAAGAATTAACAGACGCTATCGAGAAGTTTCGGAACTATTCAAGTATGGTTGCAGGGTTGTATATACCCGAACCTAATGAAGAAGCAGCCTTGCTTGAAGCTCAGAAACAGATAGCATTATATGAAAAGTATTTATAATTATGAAATCAGATTTGAAAAATTATGTTCCAGAGAACATTGAGTTTGTATTGGAGGACGGTGTAAAAGACATGTTCCCAATGGAGTTGGACTTCCTTGCTTTGACCAAGGAGAACCTTTGCGGAGAGAAGCCTTTGAAGAATAAGGCAGACATCCTTAAGTTTGTCGGAAAGCACTTCACGGCGACCTTCCCTGACAATGAGTTGGTTACACGTTTCCTCGATGAGTTCGAGAAGAAGAACATCAGAGAGGAGTATTGCACACTCGAAGAGAACGTGGTGCCAGCTCGCAAGCTGGAGTTGGAGGAGGCTTTGGAAAAAGCCAAGAAGATGAAGAAGGACGCAGAAGAGGCTTATGCTTCTGTCCTCATGGAAGTAGCCAAGTATGCCGCTGAGGTGCGCCAGGGAACTGTTGATATGCGCCTTAAGTCAAAGGATGTCTTCTGCATTGCATTGGCAGGTTACTATCTCGTATATAACTGGGATGCAAATTCAGAGAAGTTCCTGCTCGCAAAGGCTTATGCTATCCCAGACCGTTCTGAGATTTGGGCTAACGAGGTCAAGAATCGCGAGAGTATGAAGGAGGTCTTCGGATTGGAGTTCCCGGAAGAGGAGCAGCCAAAAGAAGAGGCTCAGTCAGAGCAGTCTTCAGATGATGACGATGATGAATTACCATTCGGCGAGTAATGAAGTACACTCTTAGAAATTATCAAAAGCAAGCTAGTGATGCAGCCGTAAGGCTGTTCACTAGCAAGGCTGACAAGAACGGATTGGTTATCCTGCCTACGGGTGCAGGAAAGAGCTTGGTGATAGCAGATATTGTCTCTCGCCTGGAAGGACCGCTGTTAGTCTTTCAGCCCAGTAAGGAAATTCTTCAGCAGAACTTTGCCAAGCTGCAAAGCTATGGTATCTTCGATTGCGGTTGCTATAGTGCTTCTGTAGGATGTAAGGATATAAACAGAATAACCTTTGCCACCATCGGAAGCGTGATGAACCATATGTCGGATTTCGATTGTTTCAAGAACATCATAATTGACGAATGTCATTACGTAAGCTCTAAAGCTGGGCAGTACAAGGAGTTCATAGAAGCGAAGAACAGACAGGTTGTTGGATTAACAGCCACGCCATACCGTCTTGATCGTGCCGAAGGAGGTTCCATCTTGAAATTCCTCACAAGAGTCAGACCTAGAATATTTTCAAAGGTCATCTATTGTTGTCAGATTGGAGAGCTGCTTTCCAAAGGTTATCTCGCAGACTTGCATTATTACGATTTGACAGAATTGGATTTAAGAAGAGTCAGAAGCAACTCCACCGGTGCAGATTATGATGAAAGAAGTCTCCTCGCAGAGTATGAGCGTTGTGGATTCTATGATAAGCTATCAAATACAGTAGTCAAGGTTCTGCAGCCTAAAAGCGGCATACCTAGAAAGGGAGTACTTGTATTTACCGCTTTCACAAAGGAGGCTAGGCAGCTGGTTGATAAGCTTCAATCACTCAGAATCAATGCCGCTATCGTGACAGGAGAAACGCCTAAAAAGGAGCGTGAAGCCATTCTCGAAGGATTTAAGAGGAGAGAAATAAAGGTTGTTGCCAATGTAGGTGTACTGACTACGGGGTTCGACTACCCTGCCCTAGACACTGTTGTCTTGGCACGCCCGACGAAATCTCTTGGACTCTACTACCAGATGGTAGGCCGCGCTATCAGACCTTTTGAAGGCAAGGATGGGTGGATAGTTGACTTGTCGGGCAATTATAGTCGGTTCGGAAATGTCGCAGACCTCTTTATTAGCAGACCTCCAGGAACCACGAAATGGGCGGTATATTCCAGAGGGACACAATTAACTAATGTAGTATTGAAATAAAAAGATATGTTTCCATTTTATAATAAAAAGAAGAAATCTCCTTCTGCTCCCAAAAAGAGAAAGAAGAGTAAGCCGGATTTAGTCAAGAGGCTAGACAAAGTGTTTGCATTGTATATTCGTCTGAGAGACTGCATGCCAAGCGGTATGGGACAATGTATCAGCTGCGGAAAGATAAAGCCGTACAGAGAGCTTGATTGCGGTCATTTCTTCGGACGTTCCAACATGGCAACCCGATTCGATGAAGACAACTGTAATGCAGAATGTATCGGGTGCAACAGAGTGAAGTCAGACCATCTTATATACTACCAGGAGAATCTGATAAAGAAGATTGGTGTTGCTAGATTCTCCACTCTGCGAGAGCGTGCCCACTCCATCAAGAAATGGGATGACGATGAGTTGGAGAAAATGATTAAGTATTATACTAATGAAGTAAAGAGACTGAGTTATGAGAAAGGTATCACCGTTAATCTGTAAAAAATATAAATCCCCAGTGTTTCACAACACCGAGGACTTGAACCAATTAAAATCCTATAAAGATTATACTTTAAAGGGATTTGTTTGCAAAGGTAATGAATTATTTTCAAATTGCCAAATAAATCCCATAAAAAAAGCCCGCTCACCAGCAGGCTAAAGAGAAACCCACGCATCTTTCTTTTTACAGATGCTATGGAAGAAACATATTGCAAAGGTACTAAAAAATATCAAGATAACCAAATATATATGAATATATTTTGGTATTTTTGAATATTTAACTTAATTCTTTTTGCATATATCAATATTAATTAGTAATTTTGCATTAAAGAGAAATGTTTATATTAACAAATAAAATATTATACAATATGGAAGAGACGGAATTTCTCAGAGATTTTGAAGGAATCAAGGACTACAGAACGTTCTTGGTAGGCTTGGACAAACAGTTCAAGTCGGCAGGTGTATTGTATCGTGAGTTTAAGATTTTGGAAGGGATGGCTTCTATCGCTTTAAAGATTAGCTCTTCTATCCATAATTTTATCTCCAAGCAGCAAAGTGTTGTTTACAGTAAGTTACAGACAGAAGTTGACTCCCTGGCAAATAGTATAAAGCGAGGTAAGATATGCTTCATTAAGAACGAGGACTTGAACCAATAAGATTATGAAATATAATTGCATCAGAAATAGTGATTCTCCAGAAGTAATGAGAGCAAGGGTGAAGCACGGCATAGCTGCCTACGGCATCTACGTTGCTCTTATGCAACTATTGGAGGAAGACGAGGATCATAAGCTGTCAAAGGATTATTCTATGATAGCTTATGAGATGCGTGTTGATGTTTCCGTGGTGCAATCTGTAGTTGAGGATTTTGATTTATTTGAGGTTGAGGAAGAGTATTTCTATTCTAAGGAACTTTCAGACACTATCGAGCAGGCAAGAAAAGTCAGCGAAGCTAGAGCTAGAGCCGGTCGTGCCGGAGGTGCAGCAAAGGCTAGAAATTTCGTAGCAAATGCTAAGGAATCTTCTAGCAAATGCCAAGCAAATGCTAGCGAATCTCTAGCAAATGCTACAAATTCTCTGGCAAATGCTACAGATATTCTAGCAAATGCTAAGGAATCTCTAGCAAATGCTAAGCAAATGCCAGAGTCCAAAGAAAGTTCCCCAAACCCTTCAAAGAATATATATTCCGTTCCTACGGAACGGGAAGATAATATAAAATTATCTTCTCCTTCTAGCGCGCGCATGAGGAAATCGAAACCGAAAGAGTTTACCATCTGCCACAAGGGACGGCAAATATTCGAGAAGTATTACCAAGAACTCTATGACTCCGCCTATTATTGGCAACCCAAGGATGCAAAGGCTATGAACTCTATCCTAAAGAAGATTTCTTTTGCTAGAAGTCACAAAACAGTGCCGCTTCCGATAGATGACGAGAGCTTGCTTAAGGCATTGGAAGAGTTTCTGCGTCGTATCGACAAGACTTGGATAATGAACAATTTTTCGGTTAACAAAATTGATTCTCAATACAACGAGATAGTATCAGAAATGAAAAATCATAGACAAAACGTAACAGACAATGGAAACAATACAAAGACAGGATGGAAAGCTCCAGACCACAAAGACACATCAGCGTATCGGTCGGGGTTTGGAGTTGCCGTTGGAAAATAGAGAAGTCAAGAACTTTCTTTACTATGCATACAAACGAGAGGTAGAGAAAAGAAAAAGAACGTTCGTCTTCACAGACGAGCTAAAGGAAGCAATATCGAAAGTCGGGGATTTTCTTACTACAGAGACCAACTTTTACGGGCTGTTTATGCCCGGCAGCATTGGAAACGGCAAGACTACGATGCTAAAGGCTATTCGAGATTTGCTAGTTTATCTTGTGGACTCAAACAAGATTAGCTATTGCGAGGGTGACAAATATCCGCGTTTCATCAAGGCTAGAGATATGGCTTGCATGATTTACGAAGACAGAAACGAGTTCAGAGCAATCAAGAACGCCAAGTTTCTCTTGATTGACGATTTGGGTGCCGAGCCAACGGAGATTGTCGCTTACGGAATGCACTACAAGCCGTTTGACGAGTTGTTGGACTATCGCTATGAGCAGATGCTGCCCACGATTATCAGCTCAAACCTAACGGCCATTGACATCGGACAGAAGTACGATGATTCAAGAATCGTAGATAGAATGCACGAAATGTTTGACATTTTAAGTTTTGAGGAGGAATCGTTCAGATGAGTTTAGCACAATCACCGTATCAGAATCAGCCATTAGTGAATGACCCTAAGGCTGAGCAGTATGTTATCGGAAGTCTTCTCATTGACCCTACGGCTTATACCGTAGTCAGTCAGTATCTAGATGAAGACTGTTTCT